GGTCAAACAATAAAATGTTTGACTTTAGGTCAAATTTTTCTTTACGATCAATGCCGAGTTCACCCAACATATTAATCTGAAAAATTCCGTAGGAACTGTCTCCAGTTTTCCTGTTACCATTGTAAGCCATAGGTCTTGAATTAGATTCTGACTTAGCAATAGCCCAAGCCTGTTTAAGGGCTTTTCCTTCAAAGCCAACAGCTGATAGGAGTTCTTTTAGTTCTCCGTCTGTTAGCATCTCAGAAGGCTTGTATACAGTAGTGCTGTACTTCTCTAAGGTTTCTTTCTTAAGTTGTACTGTTGATTTCACAGGTACTTCTACCTGCAATGCTTGAGATGCAGTTGGCCCAGGCTGGACAGTAAATAAAAATAATGTTATCATTCCTATATACGTCCAGTTATGAGCAACTTCGCTCAAACGTTGTTTGATATTCTCCATTGGCATTTCCTCCTTTAGAGATAACGAACTATAATCATAACATTACTTGACAGTAGGTGTCAAGCCAGTCAACCAGAAAAAATTATGCATATATCATATTACACAATAAGAGCGGGGCTGAATCCAGCTGTGGGCTTCGGTTATGCTGGACAAAATATAATTAAATCTTTGCAGGAATTAGGACATAAAGTAGATTTTGCAAACCCTAAAGCTCAACTACAACTAAATTTTACACAACCTCATCATTATAAATTACATAAGAATCAATATCAGATTGGTTATACACCATGGGAGTCTACTAAAATTCGTGAAGAGTGGCGGGATCGAATGAATAGTTGCAATGAAATATGGGCAACATCAGATTGGGTTGCAGATGTATATAAAACTAATGGGATCACTGCTCCAATTAAAGTTTATCCACATGGTATAGAGGATATATGGAAGCCATATAAAAGAGTAGTTAAAGAAGGCAGGCCGCTAAAGTTTTTGCATGTTGGAGAACCATCTCCAAGAAAAGATGGACAATTAGTTACAGATACTTTTATAAAATTATTTGGAAATAATCCAGAATATCAATTAACTTTAAAATGTCATGGATCTTCTACTGTTAGAATATATAATAAAAATAAAGAGTTAGTTTCTCCAGATACCGTATATAGTAATATTAAAATTATTACAGAAGAATATCCAGTAGAGCAGTTAGTAGATCTTTATCATCAACACCATGTTCTTGTTTATCCTACTTGGGGAGAAGGTTTTGGTTTTATCCCGCTTCAAGGTTTAGCAACAGGTATGCCAGTTATATCGACTTATGACTGGGCACATTATAAAGATTATCTAGGACCCCTAAAGCTCAACTCGACACTTACAAATGCAGAAATTGACGGTGTTCCAAAAGCAGTAGGAGATCCACATATAGGATCTTTCTATAAACCAGATAAATTACATTTAGAAGATCAAATGGTTTTTGCTGCAATAAATTTTAAAGCAATATCTGGTTATTACTTTGCTCAGTCAACTAAAATACATGAAGAATATAATTGGATTAAGTTGACTAAGAATGCATTTAGTCATTTGGAAGAAAGATTCTCATAACCCCTTCCCCTTTAGATTAAAGTTTGGTAGAATTGGATTTCAACTCAAAATTTAGATAAACCGCAAGGCGGAGAAAAGGTGTTATTAAAAATGTCAAAGACTATTGCAAACCCATATGAAAATTTCATTGCGTTATCTCGTTACGCTAGATGGATTCCAGAGGAAGGCCGTCGTGAAACTTGGGGTGAAACAGTAGATAGATACTTTGACTTTATGTTAGTCCATCTAGAAAAGAATCATAACTACAAGCCATCTGATAAGTTGGTTAAAGAACTTAAGGATGCAGTCTTTAATAGAAATGTAATGCCATCAATGAGATCTGTTATGACTTCTGGCGCAGCATTGGAAAGAGATAATGTTGCAGGATACAACTGCTCATTTGTGCCAGTAGATAACCCAAGATCATTTGATGAAACAATGTATATTCTTATGTGTGGAACAGGTGTAGGTTTCTCTGTTGAATATAAGTATGTTAATAAGCTTCCTTCCGTTCCAGACTCATTTGAAAAGTCAGATACAGTAATTGTTGTAGAAGATTCTAAGCAGGGCTGGGCAAAAGCATATCGTGAATTACTAGCACTACTTTGGACAGGACACATTCCAGCAATTGACGTAAGCAAGGTTCGCCCAGCTGGTGCACGTCTTAAGACAATGGGTGGTCGTTCATCAGGGCCACAACCATTAATTAACCTATTTGATTTTACAATTGCAAAATTTAAGAATGCTGCAGGTCGTCAACTAAAGCCAATTGAGGCGCATGACATTATGTGCAAGATTGGAGAGGTTGTAGTTGTTGGCGGAGTTCGTCGTTCAGCAATGATTTCGCTTTCTAATATTAATGATATTGAAATGGCTGCAGCAAAATCTGGTAACTGGTGGGAGAACAATCCACAACGTGCATTGTCAAATAACTCTGTTGCGTATTCACGCAAACCAGAGATGGAACAATTTATTGCAGAATGGAAGAACCTATATGACTCAAAGTCTGGAGAACGAGGTATATACAATGTGGCCGCAGCTCAAGCCCAAGCAGCCAAGTACGGAAGAAGAGATCCAGATATACACTACGGAACTAACCCTTGCTCAGAAATTATTTTACGTCCTTACCAGTTTTGCAATCTTTCAGAAGTCGTACTACGTGAAAAAGATACAGTTGAAGATGTATCGAACAAAGTACGCCTTGCTACAATTCTTGGGACATGGCAAGCAACTCTAACAGATTTCAAGTATCTCCGTAAAATTTGGAAAGATAACACAGAAGAAGAGCGCTTACTCGGAGTTTCCCTAACAGGACAATTCGGACATAAGTTTTTCTCAGGAAAGCAAGGTCTTGATAAACTAGAGAAAACCTTAGAAGGACTTCGTGAATATGCAAGAACTATCAACTCAGAAGAGGCAGGGAAAATTGGAATTCCTGAGTCTGCAGCTATTACATGTGTAAAGCCTTCTGGAACAGTGTCTCAATTAGTCGGGGTATCTTCAGGAATGCATCCATGGCATTCACAATATTATATTCGTACAGTACGTGGCTCAAAAGGAGATCCAATCTCTACATTTTTAAAGGAAGTCGGAATTCCAGTAGAAGATGATGTAATGAAGCCAAACGATACATACGTATTTTCATTTCCTGTAAAAGCACCAGAAGGTGCAATTACAAGATCTGATCTTACTGCATTGGATCACTTAAATACTTGGTTAGTTTATCAACGTGCATGGTGTGAGCATAAGCCATCGATTACAGTTTCTGTAAAAGAAGAAGAGTGGATGGAAGTAGGGGCTTGGGTATATAAGCATTTTGATGAAGTTTCAGGTATTTCATTCCTGCCTCATTCAGATCATACATATAAGCAAGCTCCGTATCAGGAAGTTTCTAAAGAAGAGTACGAAACTTTGCTTGCAAAAATGCCTAACGATATTCGCTGGGAAGATTTATCATTCTATGAAACAGAAGACGGTACATCTACAAATGCTACGCTTGCGTGTACATCAGACGGAAATTGTGAGATTGTAGACATTTCCGCATAATAGGTATATAATAAGAATTGGGGTAATACCCAAAATTCCTGGGCACAATGCCCAGAAATAGGAGGATCTAATGAAACAAGATCTTAACAATGATGGAAAGGTAACTATGCAGGAGAAAATTCTCGCAGCATTGTCAAGCTATGGTCGTCACTTTTTGGGTGCAACCATTGCTCTTTACATGACTGGAAACACTGACCCAGGAGACCTAATTAAGGGCGGACTCGCAGCAGTGCTACCCGTTATTTTGAAGGCTCTTAATACAAATGAGCCATCTTTTGGCTTCACAAAGAAGTAAAAACTAAAATCAATTAGGACGGCTCCTATGCTAAAATGAGCATAGGAGTTTTCCTATTTAGGAGATTTGGCAAATGGCAGGACAGAAAAACTGGGAAGTAGATCAAAATACTACCTTTTCATTTATTTTAGAGTATAAGGATCCTAACAACGACCCTATATCTCTTGTTGGTGCATCTGCAAAGATGCAGGTTCGTGATACAAAGGGTGGAAGCAAGTTAGCATTTACATTAACTTCACCAACTGGCGGAATTACAATTGATCCAGCACTTGGTAAATTAACTATTAAGATGACTCCGACTCAAACTAATAAATTGTTCTATCCAAAGTCTTCATATGACATAATGCTTGTAGATTCCAATAGCAATAAAATAAAGTTGCTTGAAGGATTTATTACATTAAGTAGATCGGTTACCATCTAATGCCAATTGTAAATAATGATAGTATTCCTAAAGTTGTAATTACAGAAACTGTTAACGATATTGTAATTTCTACTTCTGGCCCACAGGGTCCAAGAGGTAAAACAATATTAAATGGCAATGGCGTCCCAGCAGAAAACCTAGGGCTTGAAGGAGATTTCTATTATGACAAAAATACTACATATTTTTATGGGCCAAAGCCAAACGACCTTACTTGGGCTGGAGCTACCTCATATCCACTAAGTACAAGCACTCTTACATATCCGTTCTCAATTAATCAGGTCACTGATCAAGGAACTTACTGGGCTCTTGAGATCACACATAATATGGGGTATAACCCAAATGTTACGGTTAAAAACAGCGCAGGAGACATATTAGAAACTGGAATAGACTATAATAGTATTAACAAAATTACACTGACTATGGCTCAACCATTCGGTGGGACAGCGTACCTGTCTTAAGGGAGAATAGAAAATGGCAAGATTATTTGTAACTGATATCAATCTTAACAAGAATGAACTTCAGAACGCCAGAATTCAGGGATTAAGCTCTGCACCGTCGGCACCTGTAGCTGGACAACTTTACTTTGATACATCAAATAAAACGATGTACTACTACAATGGACTTACATCACCAAATGGTCCATGGATGCCAATGGGTGCATCTTCAGAGGTTATCCAAGATGTAATTGGTTCCTCAGTTCTTGGCGGAACAGCAATCACAACAACATATGATGATGCTGCTGGAACAACAACCGTAAAATTAAATGATACCGCAGTAACACCTGGCTCATATGGATCAGCAACTGCAATTCCTACATTTACAGTAGATGCTCAAGGTCGATTGACTGCGGCAGGAACAGTAAACGTAGCAACACAACTAGATTTAGGTGCAGATAATGCACATGGTGGATATAAACTAGATCTTCTAACAGACTCAGTTAAGTTTGTTGGTGGAGAAGGTATTGACACTACTTATACAACAGACGAAACTCTGCACACAATTACAATTTCTGGAGAAGATGCATCAACTACCAATAAGGGTATTGCATCTTTTGAGACAAATGACTTTACAGTAACAACTGGCCATGTAACAATTAAGAACGTTAATCTTGGCACACAAACTACTGGTAACTATGTAGCAACAATTGCTGGAACCACAAATGAAATTACAGTTTCTGGCTCAGGCTCAGAAAATGCTGCAATAACAATTGGTTTGCCAGACGATGTAACAATTGCTAATAACCTTAATGTTGGCGGAGACCTTAATGTTACTGGTGTAATCAATACAGTAAATTCAACACAAGTTAATATCTCAGACAATAAGGTAAACCTTAACTCTGATATGCCAGAAGAGAACTCGCCTTCTCTTGATGCTGGTATTGTTGTTCACCGTGGACTTGAGGCAGATGCCGAACTTCTATGGAGCGAAACAGCAGATAAGTGGCAGGTAGGACTTGTTGGAGGATCTTATCACGATATAGCTCGTAAATATGTAGCTACAATCGGTGACGGAGCAGCTTTAACATATGCAATCACACACAATCTTGGAACTCGTGAAGTTCAGGTTCAAGTTTATGATGCAGCAACATACGATACAGTAGAAACTGATGTAGTAAGAAATTCTACAAGTCAGGTGACAATAGGATTTACAGCAGCACCTGCTTCTGGAGCATATAAAGTAGTTATCGTAGGATAAAGGGGGCAGTAAATGTCTGTAAAAAGATTAGTCCCTTTACATGCAGTAGCTTTAGAAGATAATCCAGTATCAGCACGTATTGGTGATATTTATTACAATACAGTATCAGAAGAGCTAAGATATTTTGACGGCACCGACTGGAATCCAGTTGGAAGCGGAGCTATCACAGGACTTCTCGATCATATTCATACTTATGATGGAGCAATTTTTTCTGTTGAGTCTACTGAAGTTCCAGCTTCTGGAGTTATTGATGGCGGGACAGCCTAATGTCAGTTACAATAAGAGTAAAAAGAGGAACTGCTACGCAATGGGCAGCACGTACAACAGCGTTATTATCTGGTGAAATTGGCTACGACTTAACAAATAAAATAACTAAAATCGGAGATGGAACAACCCTATGGGCCAGTCTTCCTTCTATCGATTCTTCTGGTGGCAGTAATACTGGGGATGTTACATTCGATGGTGTACAGGTTATTGGTGCTGGAACAGCATCTGGAGATGGTTACGGACTAGGAACATTAGAGCTTGTGCCAGATGGGGATATTACTTCAGATCAATATTTAATTATTGATCCTACCGCACCAAATCACATTCATATTCGTGCAGGTGGAACACAAGATGCTTCTACTGCAGACCTATTTCTTGGTGGAGAAAGAAACAACGTTCGTATTTCTGATGGCGGAAGAAATGTATCTATTAGCACAAGGCCACAAACGGTTATTAATACTTATACAAATCAAAATACAATAAGTAACACTTCTTTTGTAACAAGTAATACAGCAAATATTTATATAGGGGATACATTATTTTATGTAGGCGGAGATATAGTAACTGTTGATTCAATTACACAGGACTCACCAAGTGCTGGTCTACAGACTATCACAGCAAACCTAAATGGATCACCAGCCTCATTTGTTGCAGGAGAACCGCATATATTTAGCCATGAAGAAGAATTCGAAAATTATTGGCAGTTTGGAGCAGATGGTGTTCTGACTGGTCCAGCAATGGGCTCAGTTGTCGTAAGTGGACTTTACAATAATTCAGCTGCAGAAAGCGACCTCTGGTTAGGAAGCTCTGAAAAAATAGTTATCGCTGGATCCAGTGGAGAATTTTTAAACGATGCCTCTATTGCATCAAATCAAATTGCAACTATGGCAGATATTACCTCTGCAAATGAATATACAGACGATGCTGTAGCAGGACTTGGAAACTCTCTTCCAGAATCTTATGTTCCTATTTCAGATGTAGGCAGCATAGATGGCGTAGCCCCACTTGACTCTAATGCATTAATTCCAGATGAGTATATACCATCTACAATTGCAAGAGATTCAGAACTTTTTAGTGGGTCATATAATGATCTTTCAGATAAACCAAATATAGCATTAGGCGCAGTTCAATGGACGGCAAACCATACCCTTCTTCCAGGCGGAGAAAACACAAGATATCTAGTTGGAGATATCGTTTATGATAACGGCAATATATATGTTGCTAATTATGAAAATGAAAGTATACCAACATCAAGCACATTGTACTGGACCTCTCTTGGATCAGGTAAAAGATTAAACATAGATGGAAGAGATATTCCAAATATTACATATAGTCAATTATCTGGAAAACCAACCATACCAGATTTAACTGGTTATGCTACAGAGACATATGTTAGCACAGCAGTTTCTAACCTTGTAGACTCAGCTCCAGAAACATTAAATACTCTTAATGAGTTAGCGGCAGCAATTAATGATGATGCTTCATATGCATCTACTATTACAACAGCATTGGGAAATAAATTAGACTCTTCTGGATTTACCTATGATTCAATTACAATTCCAGTTTATAGCACTATAGCAGAACTACCTTCTGCCGCATCTAATCATGGCAGATGGGCTCATGTTCATGGAGAGGGTGCCATGTTCTTTGCTCATGGAGGCGTATGGTATAGAGCATTGTCTGAAACAAATTTATATGTTAACACAAATGCTCAGTCTAGCTCATATACATTGGCTACAACTGATTTAGATAAATTGATTGAAATGTCTGGCGGAGGAACTTTAACAATTACAGATTCTTCTTCATTTCCAGTTGGATTTTCATGTGATGTTTTACAAACTGGATCTTCTCAAGTAACTATAGCAGGTAGTGGATTTACTCCAAACGCTACCCCTGGATTAAAATTAAGAACACAATGGAGTTCTGCAACATTAATTAAACGAGCATTAAATTCATGGGTTGTACTCGGCGATTTGAGCGCTTAAAATGCGTAGAAGATCTGGTAGAGGTGGAAGTAGAAAATTTAGTGTTCCAAATCTAAATGGGCTTACAAGATCACAAGCAATTGCAGCAATTCAGGCTGCAGGTTTTACATATTCAGAATCTCAACAAGAAACAAGTACTTCAGGGTTAAATTTATTTATTAGCCAGCAATCTGTTTCTGCAGGAACAGTCGTACCACTTGGCTCAACAGTACCTTTTATTTATTATAATTATGTAGAGCCAGCTCCAGTAATTACATATGGACCATGTGAGACATACGGTAGCCCAATACAAAATTTAGGCAATAGTACAGGATGTTCTGGCAATTTTTATCAAGAGCGTACAACATATAGATATAACACAAGAAAAAAGATTTATTCTAATGGCTCATGGGACGGATCTTCATATTCAACAGATGGTTGTGGAACAACAGATGTTTTAACTGTTACAAGTAGTAATCAAATAGACGGTTTGTGTGGATACACAGCACCACCACCCGCATGCACAATTACATCTTATTCGGCATGGTCTTATGGCAATATTACTTGGAGTGGAAGCTGTCCATCTGGTACAGAGTCTGGAACAGCAGCATCTAGAAGCAGAACAGATAATTGCGGAAATACATATAATGAAAGCGGAAGTTATTCTGTAACCAGATCTTGCACCCCTCCAGTAACAGTTACTTATGGTCCATGTCAAGCATATGGAGATGCAATAGGAAGTAGTCCAGTAGGTGGCGGAAGTTATTGTAACGGAACATATACAGTAAATTATCAAACATGGCCATATAACGCTAGAAGAACAATTTTGAATAATGGATCTTGGGATGGATATTCATATGACTATAGTTGCGGAGCTATCAATCAGCAAATTATTATAAGTAATAGCCAGGTAGACGGCTCTTGCGGATATACTACTCCGCCTCCACCATCCACAACTTGGTACTGCACTGAATCCTATAGTGGTGGTGGTGTTGGAAATTGCGGATATTCAACATCAACATTTAATAATTCAGCATCTGGATCTGGATATTCTAGACAATGCTCTACTTCTGGATATCCTGCATGTCAGTCTACAAATCCAACTCCAGTATGTACATCTTATAAATATCAATGCAAGAGTTATGATGTAACAAATCCAGCAAGCAATAACTACTTCCAATGCTACAATGTGGGAGACTGTACAGCAAACAATAACTCAGATGGATCTAGAACAACGTGTTGTGCAAGCTATGGGTAAATTTAAAGTATTTACAAAATTTAACAGAAAAGGTATAATCTATAGATGATTAATTTACAAGAAGAAGACTGGTTTATTCCAGGAGTAAAAATAGCCAAAGTTGCCGCAGGCGAATCGGCAAAACAAGTGGCAGTCATTATAGATGGCCAGATAGCATTCTTTATTGGTGTAAAAGAAGAAATTGCTAATAAGCTATTAAACGCAACAAGTTTTTTAGAGTGTGAATCTGTAAATGGACTGTTCTGCACATCATTTGTGATTGACACAACAGTTGATCAAATTTTATCTAACGAAATGACACAGGCCGCATTACTTTCAAGTCCAGAATTTGTTTTGGTTGACAAGGATATTCAAAGGCATGCTGAATTAGCAGAGGCTGGTTGGCTATATCAAGATGGTCAATTTATAGTTCCAGGGGTATACGAATGACAGAAAAAAGTAGATGGCAGCAGTATAAAGAAAAATTAGGAGACACTAGGCCGTGGGATCTTCTTAATCCAAATACAGAGTATGCTCAAGAAGCAGAGGCTGATAGAAGATATGATATTTGCAAAGCCTGTCCAGAACTTATAGATTTAACAAAGCAGTGTAAACAATGCGGTTGTATTATGTCTTTAAAAACCAAGCTACAGCATGCTACCTGCCCATTAGGAAAATGGTAATACTGAATAGATTTTAAGGTATAATAGGGAAAGAGGTATACGTAAATGGCAACAAATTTCCCAGAGGATTTAGATTCTCTAGTTAACCCGCAATCTACGGATTCGGTTCAAGCGGTTTCGCATTCAGCGCAACACGCCAATGCCAACGACGCAATTGAGGCTTTACAGGCCAAGGTAGGCGTTGATGGATCAACCGTAACCACCAGCCTTGATTATAGAATAGCTGCCCTTGAAGGCGCATCTGTTGATACAGAAGCCATACAGGATATTGTGGGCGGTGTTTTAACAGCTGGAACACATGATGGAATTACCGTCACATATGACGATGAAAATAATAAAATAAACTTATCTGCGACCTATAGCAATGAAATGGCTATGGACGCAATTGCTACAGCATTAACGGCGGGAAGTGGGATATTAAAATCCTATGACGACGAAGCTAATACAATTACCTTATCTGTTGACACATCTTCAATAGCCACACAATCTTATGTTACTACAGCAATATCTAATTTAGTAGATGCCGCACCAGGACTTTTAGACACTCTTAATGAAATTGCTGCTGCAATTGGAGACGACGCTAATTTTGCAACCACGGTAAATAATGCAATATCAAATGCAATAACTACAGCAAATGAATATACTGACGAAGCAGTAGCTAGCTTAGGAAACTCACTACCAGATTTATATGTTCCAATTTCAGATGTTGGAAACGCTGATGGCGTAGCATCACTTGGCCCAGACGGGTTTGTTCCAGATTCAGAATTAAATATTGATGAGCGAATTCAAGATACTGCCGCTCTTATGCTTACAAGCGCAACGCACACAAATGTAACAGTTAATTATGATGATCAAACTGGTAGGCTAAGCTTATCTTCAACAGGCGGAACTTCTGCTGATATATCTGCTAATGCTCCAGCAAATCCAAATGTTGGAGACCTATGGTTAGATTCAGACACAGCAATACTTTATATTTATGACGGAAGCTTTTGGGTAGAAATTTCTGGCTCAGGTGGTGGCGGAGGAACTGGTGGAACAGGCGGAGGATTTACAGCATCTGCAACTGCACCATCTTCACCAGAAGAAGGGTCTGCATGGTTTGATACAGTAAATGCAAAACTCTATGTATACTACGATTCATTTTGGATTGAAGCAGTTGCTTCAGGTCCAACAGGTCCAGAAGGCCCAGCATTTGTAAATTATCAAGGTAATTATAATTCTGCGGTTTCTTATACATTACATGATGGTGTAACGTATCAAGGATCTCTATGGAGATTAAATGAAAATTTAAGTTTAGCAGGAGTAGCACCTTCAACTCCAAATTGGCAAAAAGTTGTACATAAAGGCGACAAGGGTGAAACTGGAGAGATTAGTGTTGGTACAGTTACAACGGTTCTTCATGGACAACCAGCAACAGTAACAAATACTGGCACTACAATAGATGCCGTTTTAGATTTTGAAATTCCAGCAGGTCGTGCTTCTACCATAACAGTAGGAGCTGTAGATAATGTTGACTTTGGCCAACCACTAACAGTTGTAAATAGCGGAGATGTTTCTGACGCAGTATTCGACTTTGAGATTCCAGCAGGTAGAGCAGCTACAATTCAAGTTGGTACAGTAGATGATGTTCTTTATGGAAATCCGCCAACAGTAACAAATTCTGGTACAACTAGCGATGCTACATTAGATTTTGAGATTCCCGCAGGTAGGGCGGCAACAATAGCAATTGGTGAAGTTGATACAGTAGTTGATGGCAACCCAGCAACTGTAACAAATTCAGGAACTACAAGCGATGCGGTATTTGATTTTCAGATTCCAGCAGGCCCTAGATCAACAATTGTTGTCGGAGATGTAGTAGATGTAGATTTTGGTAATCCTTCAACTGTTACAAATGTTGGAACCACAAGTGATGCCATATTTGATTTTGAATTGCAGACTGGTAGAGCATCAACCCTTGCAATAGGCACAGTAACAACTGGATCATATGCATCACAGGCAACAGTTACAAATGCAGGCACATCATCTGATGCTATATTTAATTTTTCAATACCACAAGGTATTCCTGGAGACTTCCAGCCTGGAGCAAATCCTCCAGCTAATCCATTAACTGGGCAGGTTTGGTATAACACAACTACTGGAAGAGCATATATTTACTATGACGGATTTTGGATTGAGTTTTCTCCAGGATTTACTGGACAGCAGGGCCCAGCAGGTCCAGCAGGAACAAATGGTTCCGACGGTGCAGACGGTGCCGATGGTGCAGGATTTGGAATTTATTATTTAGGAAACTATGTTCCAACAAATGGATATCTACCAGACGTAGCGGTAGTTAGAGGTTCAGATGGACAACTGTACCTTGCTAAAGCAAGCGGACAGCTTGGAGACCCAGTTGATTATCAAAACAATGGACAGTGGGAAGTTTGGATACCAAAAGGTGAAGACGGAGCAACTGGTCCAGCAGGCTCAATAACTCCATTAGCAGTTTCTTCAAATATAACATTAGAAAAAGATTACTCTTATTTTGTAGATACATCTGCAGCAAGAAATCTTACTCTTCCTGCCACCCCGTCACTTGGAGATACTTTAACTATATATGATGCATATGGGACGGCGGCTACAAATAATATTACAATAGCTAGAAACGGAAGTAAGATTAATGGACAAACACTTGATGCTATAATTGACGTAGATCAAGCAATATCAATATTTGTCTACACAGGCACAACTTTAGGTTGGAGGTTCGATTAATGGCTATTAGAAAGTCATCAAATTCAGGAATACCTTTTGGCAATACTGCAGGTCGTCCTGCATCTGCATCTACTGGTCAGCCATACTTTAATGGTGAATTACAAAGACTTGAATTATATACTGGTTCAACTTATGGCTGGCAAAATATTGTTGCCGAAACTCCAGGAGTAACTGGCTATGTCGGTTCTATTTTAGAATCAAACTCAACTAATACTATAACTATTACAGGAACCCAGTTTGCACCTGGAGCTACGGCATCTTTAGTCGGTACAGACGGAACAGAATATATTGCAGATAGTACAACTGTGGATAATCTAACATCAATTACAGCAGTATTTGGAATGATTTCTGCTAGTAAAGAGCCTTATGACATAAAAATTACAAATCCATCTAACTTATATGGTGTTTATTATGATATTCTTACAGTTAATGATTCACCAATATGGCAAACAGCAGCTGGAACTTTAGGAACATTTAATGAAGGAGCATCAGTATCTTTATCAGTTTCTGCAACTGATGAAGAAAATACTGCAATGTCCTATTCTGTTTCTTCAGGATCCTTGCCATCAGGAATTTCTTTAAACTCATCAACAGGAGCAATTACTGGTACACTTTCGGGCGTTGGTTCTACAACAACATATTCTTTTAATATTAGTGCTTCTGACGGAAATAATAGTAGTCCTAGATCATTTTCGATAACGGTAAATGCTTTAAGTCCAGTCTGGGTAACTTCTGGAACTATTACAACAATTGGTAATGGATCTGCTTATTCATATCAACTACAAGCAACTGATGCATCTTTATTAACATATTCTATAGTTTCTGGATCTTTGCCATCTGGAATAACATTATCATCTTCTGGTTTAATTAGTGGAACAACAACAGCAATAACAACGTCAACAGGAAATCTATCTATTACATTTAGAGCAACAGACGAATTTGGAAATTTTACAAATAGAACTTTGACAGTCCCAACATCTCTATATAACTTTACATCTCATGAATTTACAACTGCTGGAATATCTGGATACCAAGGACCAACACTATCACAAGTAAGGTCAGCGTACACCACTACTTGGGATGAAACATATTTAAATATGACAACACAAGGAATTCAAGAGTGGACAGTTCCATCTTCTGGAAATTATTATGTTGATGCTTATGGAGCAGGTGGAGGTGGAGTTTCTGGAGGTACTGGAGCTAGAATTGCTGATACATTCACATTGTCTGCTGGAGAAGTAATAAGAATTCTTGTTGGTCAGCATGGAGGAGATGATGGTAGTGGTGCTTCATCAGGTGGAGGAGGAACATTTGTTATTAAATCTACAGGCAATACAAATTCAGATATTTTAGTAGTTGCTGGAGGCGGTGGTGGCTCAGAAGGAGATTCTTCTGGAAGAGTAGTAGCAAATGCAGATACTGGTTCTGATGGTAAGGGTGGATATAATACTGGAACTTATAATACAACTGGTGGTGGATCTGGTGGTACAAATGGTAATGGTGGAAATGCTGCACAAAACGACAACTGTGGCGGCGGAGGCGGTGGATTTTTTACAAATGGTCAAAATAACCCAACATGGGGAAACGTTGGAGGAAAATCTTTTATTAGCGGTGGATTAGGCGCACAACCAGGATCAAGAAATATATACGGTGGTTTTGGAGGCGGTGGAGAAGGTGGACGACAGAGTGGAGGCGGAGGAGCAGGTGCAGGTGGAGGATATTCTGGCGGTGGTGGTGGAGATAACGCTGGAGGTTCTCAAGGCGGAGGCGGAGGCTCATATTATGCAAACGGATTGAATATAAATAGAGTTTTATCTTCTACTGGAACCAACAGAGTCACTCATGGAAAAGTTATTATTACAAAATTATGATAAGGAGAAAAGCATGAATATATATAAATTAGCATTAACAAATGAATATAGCTATTTTAATGTATACCGTGCTATACTTTAGACTATGCCAGCATTAGATTTTCCAGCCAATCCCGTCGCAGGACAGCTTTTTGCTACCGACGATAGAACCTGGACTTGGAACGGCACAACGTGGGACTCTGTTGCAGGAGAAAGTAGCGGCGGAGGCAATGCAACAGATATTGGAGTTTTTTACGGTTTTAAAACAAGCAATGATCTTGGAAGGTTATATCTTCAGGTAACAGATGATGGATCTAAAGTAGTTCTTCCACAGAGTAGTATATATTCGAACGGTATTCGAGTTCGTAAAAATGACGAATACAAAGAGTGGATATTCACGACAATTCCATTACAATTTGAATGGGATACAGAGAATCCATCACACTTACTAGTAGAGGTAGGAGCATAGCAAATGGCAACACAATTAATCGATTTAGGTAACCTTCGCTTCATTTGGAAGGGTGATCATGATCCAACAGACACATACGAACTAAATGACGTAGTTCGTTATAACAACATTGTATGGGTATATACTAATCAAATCCCTGCAGCAAATATTCAAATTACAAACACAAACTATTGGTCACGCATGGTTGAGGGATCAGAAATTCCTCCAACAGAAAATCAGGCTGGTAAAGTTCTTAAGACCGACGGCACCCTCACATTTTGGTCTGACTCATTCGATACATTCTTAATTGGTGCAGATATTACAGATTTTATTACATCAGCAACATTGACAGATGTTGCACTTGGTATTGAAGGATCCTCTACATCTTTCGTACAAACAGCTTTAGTTAATACAGGATCTGGTGCATCTTCATCTGCCGACTTTATTGCATATGCCTCAAACGGAACTAATGAGTCAGGTTGGATTGACATGGGTATTACCAACCAATCATTTAATGATCCAACATTTTCATTGACAGGTCCTGGTGATGGCTATATCTTTATGTCTGGTGCTATCGCTGGTGTTGTTACAGTCTCACAATACAGCGTAGCTGGAACTAGCTTAAACTTAATTTCATCATCTCCTCATGGAATGATTGCTGGAGTTATTTTTGATTTAGTTCTTCCAGTAGCACCAACACTTGAAGGTCGCTATACAGTAGTTTCAGCACCAAGTACAACACAAGTAGTAGTTGCAACACCTGGTTCATATACAGGAGGAAACGTTGCACTAACATCTGTTATTAACTCACAGATGAACAAATTTACTGGAGACGGCAACTTAGTGTTTGCAACAGACTCAACAGGTCTTTCAAATAATATTATTGTTGCATCAGGTGGACTTCAAAGTGGTAGTGAACAAATGGTATTTACTCCAGATGAAGGAATTGAAATTTACGATGAGATTTTCTTTGGAACTGGCGCAAAATCATTTAGTTCAAACGCTGAACTAACAAATCCAGCAGCCGTATTTGAGCTTAATGGATCACCATATGCTCAGATAGCAATTCATAACAATTCAACAAACTCATCAACAGATTATATTGCATATACAAATAACGGTACAGATGCTGCTGGTTGGATTGATATGGGTATCACTGGTTCAACATTTAGTCAGTCTACTTATGGTATTACTGGGCCTCATGATGGTTATATTTTCTTAGAAGCACCAGCAGGAACTCCAGGATATGGAAACTTAGTTCTTGCAACAGGAGCAAATGGTTCTCAAAATAGAATTGTTTTTGCCGCTGGAGGATATGATACTGGAAATGAACAAATGGTCATTATCCCAGATGATCGTGTACACATTGAAATTCCAACTGCTTCAACATCGCCATCAACAGGTGCGCTTACCGTAGTCGGTGGCGTAGGTATTCAAGGTGACGTAAACATCGCTGGTAATCTTTCCTTCGGTGGTTCAGGTTCACAGACAGGTGTGCAGACACTCGAAGTAGCCTTCCCTATCGTATTCGTCGGCGACGGAAACGCAGGAGACGCAATCGACCTTGGTCTTGTAGGAGAATATAAGGTTGGAGCAGCTACAAAATATGCTGGTGTAGTTCGTGATGCAACAGATGGAACAATAAAAATATTTAAAGATGCAGCAAACAAGCCAACCAATGCTGTAGATTTTGCTCAGGCTGGCCTCGCATATGCTGATGTTAGAATGGGCGCTCTTACTTCAGGTGCTATTACAGCAGGCGTAGTTTCAGCTACATCTTTAACAACTACTGGTGGAATCACAATATCTGGAACCTCAGATATCCAAGAAATGCGTGAGCAGGTAGTAAATGTAACTCTTGCATCAAATGTCGCAACTCTTGACTGGACAGCAGGTAATATTTACTATGTTGGAACAGCCCCAACAGGTAATATGACATTCAATGTAACTAATATGCCTACAGACAACGATAAGATCATGACAGTTAACGTCCTTGTTACACAAGGTTCAACTGGATATATCCCAACCACATTTCAGGTTGCTGGTACAAATGCGACTCTTCGTTGGCCAAACGGTTCAGCACCAACTGCAACAAGTTCTGCAGGAAAGATTGATATATTCACATTCAACTTGCTTAGAACAGGCAGCTCCTGGATTATCTTTGCAAACTCAAATCTAAATTACTAGGAGAATATAAATGCCATTTATTAGTACTGTAAGAGGTTCATATGGACCATTAACAAGACGTAGAAATGTTCTTGGAAGATTAAATTCTGCTTCTAATGGTGGAAGCCTAACAGTTGCTGGCGGTTACAGAATACATACATTTACATCAGGAACTTCTAATTTCAATGCAGTTGGTGAAGGTCCAGTAGAAATATTTATTCTTGGCGGTGGCGGTGGCGGTGGATCTGGAGAATCTGGAGCGGGTGGTGCAGGCGCTGGACTATATAATTCTTCTTTAAATGTAACAGAAGGTGCTACAAGTGTTACTGTTGGGGGTGGTGGCTCAGGGTATCCAAGTGGTAGTTGGGGATCTTCAAACGCTGGATATGCTGGATCTCCTTCTTTATTTGGCTCAATTCAAGCTAATGGAGCAGCAGCATCACAAGCAGGTAATGGAGGAAATGGCGGATCAAACCCAAATAGCAGTTATAGTGGATTTACAAATTATTCTTATAACGGAGGTTCAGGAGGAGGTCGTGCTGGTGGAGGTGGAGCAGGAATTGCTGGAGATGGTCAAGCTGGGGGAGCTAGAGGCGGAGAATGCGGTGGAAACGGTGGTGCTGCAAGAACCTTATCAATAAGTGGATCTTCTGTTGACTATGGAGGCGGCGGAGGCGGCGGTGGAGCTAACGGATGTGGTTCTAGATCATCTGGTGGTGGAGCGGGTGCAGGATCTGGACTACAATCCTCACCAGGAACAGCTGATTCTGCTTCTATACCAAACAGAGGCTCTGGCGGAGGCGGCGGAGGTCATAATCATGGTTCTGGAAGTACTAGTGGTGGTGGCAGTGGGTCTTCTGGAGTTGTAATAGTTAGATATCCTGCATAATAATATTATTCTTAATTTCTTTAAGAATTAATTCTTTATGATTAAATCTATTATACATATTACTCATAGGCACTATTTTACGCTTTTGATTCATATTTAAGTTACGTGCATCATTTAAAAAAGCATTTATTTTATCTGTTACTAAAAATTGAATAAAATTAATTGGCTCTTTAGTATGAAATCTAATATAACTATAAACTTCATTTTCTTCTATCTTAAATTTATCTGATTCTTCTTTAAGAAAGAATGGAAATTCTGTATTTCTAAACCATCTGCCTATATCAAATTGTCCTGGTATTGTATGACAGTTTTTAGTTATATTATTGTTTTCAAAATTAGGAAACTCATATGTTGTCATAAGTAAAGATGGCTGGTCAGTAAAAAATATATACTGTTGACTAAAGGAAAACCATTTTTGATTGATATCTCTTATTACTACATGATCGTTAAAGAATTTTTCCGAGTACATGTTTGATTTTACTGCACCATCTTCAAGATAAAACTCATAGTCATATATGCTTCTTAATTCATAAAGATTAGTTAAATAATCATTAAATGCTGGACACCTATTTATAGATGCTAATTCAGAATTATCATTAGATTTAAAATTATTATAATACTTTTTTGAAACAGCGGTTGGCCGAGAAGCCCTCATCCATTCATATTCATTACAAGCCCAATAAATATTAATAGTCATTATTTATAATCTTTCTTCTGCCAAAAATAATTTCTATATCCATCATATATATATTTTCTAACAGAACTCTTCCTTGAAAGCATTTCTTTTTCATTAAAATTTTCTAGTCCCATTTCCCAAGAATCTCTTTTTAAAGGTATCATTTGATACATTGGAGTTCCAGCAGGAATTATTGTTTTATTAAATTCTTTTTTTAAGAAAAATGGATATGCTCCATGTATTTCGTGATAAAATTTATCTGAATCTATAATTCCAGTTAAAGAGTAAAATGGAAGATCTGTTCTATTAAATGGTTGAGTTAGTATCGTAGAATACCCATTAGGAGTTTTTGGTACCCAAGGCTCAATCCATACAAATTCTATTGGAAAATATTCAGAAGTTACATCTAACATTGTTGGAGCAAACCTATAATTAACTTGTTCTGGTCCCATGGGATATCCAATATCTACAACATAATTACCTTCAGAATCCTGATCTACGCTAATAAAAATATCGCTCCAGGTTTCTTGGATGTATCCAGAAGTTAGGGTATCTAAAAAAGGCATACATTGTTTTAAATTAACATTTAGCTGAGTCCCGTCCTTTTTAAATTTGGGATTGCTTTTATCAACTGGTTTTATTTTTTTGTACCATTCTGGTACGTACGCTTTTGCTGGTTTTGGAGGCGGAACTAAGTTTACTACATCTTGGGAAGATGGATAAAATGTTATTTTTTTCATTTTTCTCTTTCTCTACTATTGTAATTATAGCATTTAAATGGTAAACTATCAATATGCCAATATGGAGAACAACACATAATATTTTAAAAGCGCCTTGGGAAAGCGACGTATTTGATGATAACTGGATGAATTACGATAGTATACAAACTCCACCTTATAAAGAGTGGGATTATAAAAGAGAACTTCAGTTAGAGGATGTTAGCGTATGGGAAGTTTTGCATGAAGGTTCTGGTTTTATGGGAGTTTATGCAGCATGGGATCCGTATGCAGAATTTTATCTGGTTACTACTGGATGCTGTAAAATGGAAACGTTTTATGGAAAAGGTGCTCAAAAAAGATTAAAAGAATATTTAAAAGAGCATGGCATTAAATTAAATAAAAACGAAGTTTGGGTTGAAACAGAAGACATGTGGCTTTATGAATAACATTGTAGTTGTAGGTGGCGGAGCTTCTGGATGGTTAACAGCATTATACTTAAAAGCAGTATATCAAGATAAAAATATAACAGTAATAGAGTCATCAGAGATAGGCATACTTGGAGCTGGTGAAGGAGCTACGCCGCACCTGATATCTTTATTAGAATTTTTAAATATACCAGTTTATGAATTAATATTAAAATGTGATGCTACCATTAAAAATGGTATTAAATTTACAAATTGGAATGATGATGGTAAACATTTCTATCACTCTTTTATTCCAAAAGATAACATTGGCTTTGATATTGTCAAAATAAACGATAAGGTTTTGCCTATTTATAGTTCAGTTTTATCTGCATTATATTTAGAAGATAGCCTAGAACCAGTAGATTTTGGCGCAAAGATTAGTGAAGATAGTAAGGTTCCATTTTTTAAAAATAAAGATGGACAATATGAGGTTTTAAGTAATTATTCCATTCATTTTAATGCAGTAAAATTTGCGGGAATGCTAAAAGAAATAGCGGTGTCTAGAGGCATACATCTTGTAGATGGCATTGTTGATAATATAGTCGTAGATAATAACAATAATATAAAAAGCTTAGTTTTAAGTAATAAAAAAATAGTAGATGTAGATTTTGTGTTTGACAATAGCGGATTTCATAGAGTTATTATAGGAAAACATTTTAACGCTAAGTGGAAAAGTCATTCTGAGTATTTACCAGTAGATTCTGCAATTCCTTTTTTTATTTCACAAGATAAAGAAATTCCTCCATACACAGAAGCAATAGCAATGAGATATGGATGGATGTGGAAAATTCCACTACAATCAAGATACGGTTGTGGATATGTATATGATTCTTCTTTAATATCTGAAAAAGAAGCAGTAAAAGAAATAGAAGAATATCTCGGGTTTGAACCAGAATATCCAAGAAAAGAAAAGGGCGGGTTCAAGTTTAATGCAGGATATTATGAAACCCCATGGGTGAATAATTGTATTGCAATAGGGCTGGCATCTGGTTTTATAGAGCCGCTTGAAGCAACTTCAATTTGGGTTAGTATAATGTCACTAGAAAGAATACTAAGTAGTTCAGAAACATTAGAATCATATAATCAAAAAAATATAGATGACTTTAATTCATATTTTAAATCAATTAATGATCAAGTTGTAGATTTTATTTATTTTCATTATATGTCTAAAAGGTCCGACACAGATTTTTGGAAAAAGTTTAAATATGATAATGCTCCAGAAAACTTAAAATCTTTACTAAATACTTGGGAGTATAGGCTGCCAAGATTTGATGATTTTTTTGGAAAAATATGGATACTGTTTAATTGGATATCTGTGGCTGCTGGTATTAAAAAAATAAATAAAGAAAAAGTTTTAGAAGCTCAAAAAAAATCTATTGGACAACATTACGGATTTTTACAATATGAAGAATCTGTAAGAAGGCAAAACGATATGGCAAATGCATGTATTAATCATAAAGAATTTATAGGAAAAATTAATGCGTCTAAAAACTGAATGGCTTACAGCCTTAAAAACAATGGGAAACAAAGATTATTGGAATAAAGCAAACACTGTAGAATTTTTTGCTTTTGTTGCAAAGGGCATTATTATTATCCCAGGACTCCTATTTGATATAAGCATATGGTGGTTGTATATATTTGCCCTTGTTTCCAGCCTAGGCTTGATTTGGTCTTCTACTGTAAAAACTATACCAACCTTAATATGGTTCAATATTCTATGGAGCATACTAGCTACACTATTCATACTAAAGCACTTTGGGTTGATATTATAGTATAATTGACACATGACCTCAGCACTAGGATTCCCGTCCAACCCAACCCTTAACCAGGAGTATACGGTGGGGTCTAAGACATTTAAATGGAACGGCACAGCTTGGGGAATAGTAGGATCTACAGGATCAACTTTAACTCAAGAAGAAGTTCAAGATTATGCAGCACCACTTTTGAATCATTCATCCCATAATAATTTAACAGCATCATATAATGATGCTACAAATAAAATTATTTTAACTGCATCTGGCGGTGGAGGTGGCGGAGGAACCGCAGATTTAGAAACAGCTTGGTGGTTAGGAGTTTAATATGGCAGGTATTCAAAGATTAGGAATTGTAGATGATGCAACAGGAACCGTATATGGTTCTGGCAACGAAGCATTTGCAGCAACTGGAAATTATTTAGTATCAGTTATTGCAACTAATACAGCAGCAACAGATGCTGAAATTTATGTATATGTTGTTCCAGATGATTGGGAATCAAATACAGAGTGGGGATTAATAGCATACAAACTACCAGTTCCCGCATATAATAGTTATGAAACATTTAGATTTGGAGTAAATAACACAGACTCAGTTTGGGTAGCAGGCTCTGCTGGAGTTAGATACTTTGTTCAAGGAATTTTGCAGGTTTAAGGAGAAATAAATGCCAGGTTACGCACATCCAATAGAGGCTACAGCAAGTCAAGGTTCACTAAAGAGCATTACTGCTTTAGTTGGTGACATAGACAATCCAGCACCATTTTATACTGCCACCACAAAAACAAAAGTTTTGTCGGTGCTAGCAAGCAACACACTTGGAACTATTCTTCCAGTTAAGCTTTATATTTATAGAGACATTACAGAGTCAGAATTTTTGGCTTCAGAGGTAAGAGTTCTAAGCCATAAGTATATGGTCCAGCAACTGGTCTCAGGAGATTTAAGAGTAGACGATAAGGCGGATCCAGAGGTCGGAAGACATAAGGTCATAACTGAATTTGTTCTAAATGTTGGGGATAAGCTAATGGCTACATGCCCAATAGAGGATGTAATGGTGCTTACAGTAAGCCTTGAAGAGGGCATTTAAACCATTGCTAGATAAGATTTTTTATGATACAATTACAAAAGGAAATAAGCTTGAAAGGATTAACTAATGGCCCAAGAGTTAATTGAAATTGACGGAGATTACTCAAGTAACATTGAGAATCTTGTCGATAAAGCATTTTATGGCGTAAGACAAGATACGTCTACAGGCAGGGCATATATAGATATTATTAAGGGTGATGAACCTATTCGTTTGCCCAACGAATTTGAAACTCGCTCTGATGATTACCTTAATTGGATGTGGAGTTACAATACATTCCGCTACAGTTTTGATACAAATACAGGGCGACTACAACTGGAGGTCTTATAATGGCACAAATTTTAGATTTAGGTAAACTTCGTTTTAACTGGAAAGGTGAATATTCATCTTCGGTTGAATACTCTTACAATGACATTGTAAAGTACGGGCCAAATCTGTATGCATATAAAGCTGTCACAGCTTCTACTAACGTAGCACCTACATCAGATTCATCAAAATGGGCGGTAGCATCAGAAGGATTTGCTTGGAGAGGTACATATACAGCAGGCACTCTATATTATGATAATGATATCGTAACAGATGGAACTAGTTCATATGTAGTAACAGCTCAGCACACAGCGCCAACTCCAGCAGGCGCTTTGCCAAATACAAACACAGTTCTATTTGCTTTAGGTCAAGAAGGAATTCCAAATCAGGCATCTAATGCTGATAAGGTTTTAACAACAGACGGAACAGACACATCTTGGACCGCCACAACTAAATTAACAAAAACTTATACTGGTAATTCACAGGGATCTGCAGCACTAGGATTTGAAACATCAGCAGATCTTACAAACACAATGTCAGTATTTTCAGGATCAGTAAACAATTTTGCACAATTTTCAGTAGTTAATTTGAGCAACGGTACTGATGCCTCAACAGATATTATTGCTTATGCAGCAGATGGAACAAATGATCATGGCTGGATCGATATGGGTATCACAAGTAACGACTTTGACGCTGAAACTTATGGAATTACTGGCCCGCATGATGGATACATATTTATGTCAGCTCCTCAAGGAGATATATATGATGTTGTTTCAAAGAAAATTCTTGCTGGAACAGCAACTCTGACAACATCTTTACCACACGGGTATACAGCAGGAGATATTGTTCGTGTAACAGGAGTAGGTTCTTCATATGATGGAAAGCACACAGTAACAAGCGCTCCAACATCAGTAACATTTACATTTGCTACATCTGGATTGCCAGAAGCAGAAACTGCTTTAGATCCAGCAGGACTTACATGGGCTCCAGCAGGAGACGGAAACCTTGTTTTAGCAACATCTGAAACTGGTTTAGATAACAAGATTGTATTTGCTGCAGGCGGATTAACTGCAGGTAATACACAGATGGAGATTACTCCAGATACAAACGTTCATATTGAAATCGCTACAGAATCAACCTCATCTACAACAGGTGCTTTAACCGTAAATGGTGGAGTTGGTGTCGCAGGAAACCTTTACATGCAGGGAGACCTTGATGTAAATGGAGATGTTGATTTCTCTGGCGTACAGCACCTTCCAATCGGAGCAGGAGCAGTAGAATTTGGAGAGACATTAACAAATCCTGTTATTACTGCAGTTGCAAATAGCTCTGACTATCAGCAGATTTCTTTCAAGAATCTAAATTCAGGTGTAAATGCTTCAACAGACTTTATTGCATACTCAAACAGTGGAACAGATAATGCTGGCTACATTGACATGGGTATTACATCATCTAACTTTGCCGATCCAGACTTTACAATTACTGGTAAGGGCGACGGTTATATCTTTATGGTTGGCGCAGAAGGCGGAAACGATCAAGGTAATCTAGTATTCGCAACTGGCGACACAGGTTCACAGAACAAGATTGTATTCGCCGCAGGTGGTTTGGCAGATGATAATACACAAATGGTTATTACACCAAATCAGAATATTCATATTGAAATTCCAACAGCCTCAACATCACCAACAACTGGTGCGCTTACAGTTGTGGGTGGCGTAGGTATTACTGGAGATGTAAACATCGCAGGTAATATCGTATTCGGAGGAGAAGGAACTCAGGTCGGAACTGCAAACCTTGCAGTTGAAGCACCATTTATCTTTACTGGAGACGGATCAAGCTCTCTAATTAACGATCTTGGATTGGTTACAGAGGGTAAGTATACTCTTACTGGATTGCTTCCATCTCGTAAAGTTGTAAATAAGGCACTTACCTCAAACGTAGCAACACTTACAACATATCTAGATCATGGATTCCTAGTCGGAGATTCAGTAGTTGTTTCATCAGTTGATGCAACATTCAACGGAACATACACAATTACACAGGTTCCAACAACTAAAACATTTGCATACGCAAAAACTGCTGGAGACGTGCCAAGCACATCTATTGGAAATCAAACTTTTTCAATCAATAATAAGTTGCTTGTATCTAACGTAGCAACTCTTACTACTACAGCAACGCATCCATATCTTGTTGGAGAAGAAGTTGTAGTAACTGGTGTTGATGCAACATTTAATGGTACTTATACAATTACCGCAGTTACAAGCAATACATTCTCTTATGCTAAGACTGAAGCTAACGTAACTTCAACAGCAGTAAGCCCAGCAGGTACAGCGGTAGTAAATCAGTCTGCATCTACAGCGCTTGTAGCTGATCCAGTACGTACTCGCTACAGCGTTTGGTCTAAGGATGCAACAGATGGCAAGTGGAAGCTTGTATCTAATGTTACAACAAAGCCAGATACCACTGTAGATTATAATGAGGCTGGAGTAGAATATGATGGAATCAAGGTTGGTTCAGTAGAATCAACTGGAGCTCTTAGCGGAACATCTTTAGCTCTTACATCTACACTAACTGGTGGAGCTTCATCTAATATCGCAATTAACACAGATAAGTTTACAGTAGCGGCATCAACAGGTAACACTGCAATCGCAGGAACACTTGGAGTTACCAGCACAGCTACATTTAATGGAACAGCTAATTTCAACGGTGGAGTTAACATCGCTGGAGCAACAAGCATTGCTGAGTTCCGTGAAGAAGTAGGAAATATTACCCTATCTTCTAACGTAGGAACATTCGATTGGACAGCAGATAACGTTTACTATATCGCAACTGCGCCAACTGGAGCAATGACATTTAACTTTACAAATGTCCCTACAGATAATAACTACATGCTAACCACTAACGTCTTTGTTACACAAGGATCAACTGGTTACATCCCAACAACATTAAATATTAATGGAGCAGCTCAGACAATTCGCTGGGCAAATGGTCTAACACCTACAGCGACAAATGGAGCTGGCAAGATTGATATCTTCTCATTTACAATGCATCGTACTGGAAGCAGCACATGGATTGTATATGCAACAGCTAACCAGAACTTCTAAAGGAGAATAAATGCCATTTCAATCTAGCGCTAGAGGAAAATACGGAGCACAAGGCATGCGGGCTATGAAAGGCCCACTAGCTCCAGTATGGGTTTCATCTGGAACAATTGGAACAAATATACCACAAGGACAGGCGTACTCAGTACAGCTTACAGCAACAGATGATTCTGGTTCAACGCCAACATATTCATTAAATTCTGGAACTCTTCCAACTGGAACATCTTTATCAAGCTCTGGTTTAATTTCTGGAACTCCGTCGGCTGCGGGAACTTTTACCTTTACAGTAAGAGCAACGGATGAAAACGGAAGATCTACAGTAAGCAATAATATTACAATCAGTGTTCAGTCTAGTTTAAAACAGCCTCAGATCTGGTATAAAAATTCTCGTGTTGGTCAAAGCCCAATTACAAATGATGGCACACTTGGATCAAGCTATAATTCTCCAGCAAATCCAAGTACCACAACAGATTCTGGAAGAAATGTTTGGAATATGGGATCAAGCTATTTTGAGTTTCCAAATATTAATTTGATTGCCTCATCAAATAGCTACAGCGCTTGGACAATTGCAGCAGTATTTAGAACATCTTCTTCCAATCAAAAATGGTCGCTTTTAGGAAGCCCAACTGGATCATCTCAAATTTTAGGATCAGTGCCAAGACTAGATAGCAACGTAGAGCTTTCGTGGAATAATGATGGATATCCATTTCCTGGATCTACAACAATGGGAAACATGAACCATGCAAGCAATATGTGTCAATTAGTGGTCAATTATGATGGAATAACATATAATGGAAGTGGAAGACTACGTATGTGGGGTCCAAGTCGTACTAGTGGAACAATTTATGATAATTATTTATCTAATAACGCTACCTGGAACTATGCATCAGCAATTGATATAACTCGTGTAGGGTGGTCTCGTGGAACACAGGATGCCACATGGTATTTAGCTGAATATATGTTGTATACAGGAGTAGTTACAGATGCAGAGATTACTCAAATTAGAAATTATTTAGGAAGCACACATCCCGTGGGCGTTGTTAATAACTAAGGATATAAAATGTTAGATACAAAAAATGAAATAGATCCACAATTACAAGAATTAATTAATATGGGTGTATTACCAGCAGCTCTTTTAGAGCAAATGGGATTAAATAAACCTTTAGTTATAAATACAGATGAAGAAGATTTGGTTAGAAAAACAGATTTTTCTCATATTAAGCACGAAGAAATTAAAGTAAGCAAAGACAAGTCAATCCACGTATTTGACGGAATTTTTAATTATGCAGAAATTTCTGGAATTTATAATGCATTAAGTCATGGAACATTTATGTTAGACAATGCAAATAGACCAGATGTTCAGGCCATGCAGGATAGAAAGCTTGTTTATAGAATTACTCCAGAGCTTCTAGATAAGTTGCATTTTTTTGATGGTGCATTGGATAAAATTATTGATGAAAATATTAATATGGAAGAATATGCTCATTTTAAGAGCTATGTTAATTTAGGTCTTTATACAGATACCCATGAGGTTCATGCAGATCATTATTATGATCGTGCTGGAAAAACTCTTCTTTATTATGTAAATGAAACATGGAATAAAGATTGGGGCGGAGAAACAGCCTTCCTTGACGATAACGCAGAAAAAATTATCTATACCTCACAGTTTGTTCCAGGTCGTGTAGTAATATTTGATTCAAATATTCCGCATTCAGCTAAGCCACAGTCTATTGATGGCCCAGCATATCGATTTACAATGGCCATGAAGTTCTTCCGCAAAGAAGAAAAATACGGCAAATAATACTTATTGTATTATAGACATTAATCAATCAATTTGATATACTGATACAAACAGATAGGATAATCATGTCAGAAAATATAGATTCAGTTGAATCAACAGAAGTTGCCGCCCCAGAAGCGGCAGAAGTAGAAACCGTGTTCTTTGTTATCAAAGATAAAAACGGACAATTCAAAGTAGTAACAGATATTGGGCAAAAGCTGAAGCTTGACAGAGTAGCAAACATCTCAGATATTCGCATGGGATGCCAGGAAATTTCTCGTGCTCTTGATATTAGACAGACAGCAGAAACAGTAGTAAACCTACTTAATGCTAAAAACTCAGCTACAGCAGAGTAATATACCCAGTACCGATTCGTTGGTATAATAACAATATGAGTTATCAATTAAAGGTAATTAAGGACTATCCAATTGGCTTCTGGCCGTTGGATGAGTCTTCTGGCACTACCGCCGCTGATTCATCAGGGTGCGGCAATAATGGAACCTATGTAGGATCCCCTGTATCAAACATGTTGCCTTTAATTCCAGGCGGGGTATCGGGAACCAAGATAACTAATGCAGCATATATTACTTTACCAACATCAAAAGATTTTTATGGATCAAGCGTTTCAAACGGACTTGCAAATAAATACTCATCAGATAATGACTTTACTTTAGAAGTATGGATCAGTCCATCTATTCAGTCATCATCAGAAACAACAATATTTGCCGATACAACAGATAGCATAGGATTATATTGGGAAAAGGGCGATATAGTATTTAAGGTTTCAGGCACAGAGCAAGTTAGGTGGGCTGTAACATATACGAAGAAAGCAATACATCTAGTAGGCATATATTCAGTAAATTCTATTTCTCTATACATTGATGGAACTCAGGTAACCACTAAAACTTTAGATCCTAATTTTAAATTTACTAATACGACATTTGACCTACAGATAGGTCCAACATCTGACGCTGGAGATTCTTTTATAGTTGATGCTCCAGCAGTATATCGATATGGATTAAATTCAGCGGCAATTACAAGACACTATAATGATGCTAATTATTATATACAGCCAATACATGTAGTAAACCCAGAAGAAGGAACATTGTTCTCATGTTCAGATAGAACAAATAGAATAGATTTTAGTTACACATACGGAGTCGATGCTAGGTGGGATAGCTTTGTAGATTCAAATACATACTATGACGATAAGGGTAAATATATAGGATTTATTCCAACAGATACAGCCCAGTCCAAATCTTTTGTTATCAATGACTTTTTGTTTATTCCAACAGAATCAGGATTCACAAACTCTAAAATTGAGTGGCGGAATGAATTAGGCATATCAGTTGAAACTAGTATAGATGGAACAACATACCTGCCCTGTGTAAATGGAGAAGCAATTCCACAATATAAAAAAGGAAGCTTTGACACAAATGGACTTCTATATATTAGAATTACCATGACCACTACAGATGCTAGCAAGTTCTTGCCAAGACTGTCATATTTCTCAATTAAATTTTATAGCCAAACTAGAATATACGCTGATAACTTTAATAGCTATATTGAGTCAGACGATCAATTTGCCGTAGGATCTTTAAATTATTCCCCGCTTCTGAGACATTACGCTAATGGAATTAGGCCTGATTCAGGATATGGATTTGATATCAATACTGAATTAGATATAAATACAGTAGAAATGTTCTTTACCCCTAAAACAACTGGGGCAAATACTTTATTCTATGATCCAACAACCAGCACTAAGTATGCCTGGAATGGGTCTGGAACGGTCTCTAAGGCCTCTATAAGCAAAGTTTACGTCAATGGGGTAGATAAGACCTCACAGACCAATATAAGCAATTTCCTAGTGGCAGGAGAGCCACATCATATTGTTTTAGTATTCTCAGCACCAGTAACTGGAGTTCTTCAATTTAATTATGAGACTTCAGGCGGTCCAGATAATCTATATAACAATATTGCGATATATAATAGATCTCTTACTGAGGAAATGGTAGATACCCATTTCGATTTATATTGTGGAAGACCATCCGTTTCGGTATCAGATCCAGTCATAGACATGACAGAATTGGCCCCAGTATATTACGATAATGACTGGGTAGTGGTACAAAGCGTATAAATTTGTCACTTACCTTGACAAAAAGCTGGACTTAGATTGTAAAGAATGGTAAAATAAAACTCTATGGATATCAAAAGAGTAGGCGCAAAGTTTAACGAGGACGAAACAACTCTCGGAATTTATGTCTGGGAAATGCCAGACGGACGCTGGATAGGAGACGACGATGGGAACTTTCTTTCGATCACGTCAAAAAAAGGCAATAGATCCAGAATCGATGCTTTGGCTAGAGAAGTTCGCACATACGGTATATATGAGGGCGGGCCTAAATTTCTTATGGGTAAACGAAAAATCAACGACGAAGAATTTGAAGAACAACAAACAAGATTAAAGTGGGGTCTTACACCAGATCCACTAGACATTGGTGAATATAAGGACCAGATGAAGGCTCTTAAAAATGGGGGAACAAGATGAGCGTAAAATTTATTGATGATGAAGGCGGAGAAGAAGTATCAATTTCTAATGTTGCCGACTGGATGAGATTTAATACCCCAGTGGAATCAAAGAGTAATGACCCATTTAAAATTCAGGGAGAAGATTTAACAAAGGTATCTGGATTAGGTGCTTCATTCCGTCGCAAGATGAATAGAGATTTGCAAAAGCGTTTCCAGGGAATTGATGGAACAGAAACACAGCAGAACCTACTGGCTCAAGCCATTACTGGCTATGCAATGTTTGACCTTATCGAGCCACCATACAACCTAGATTATCTTTCACAGATTTACGAAATCTCTCCATACAACTATGCAGCAATTAATGCAAAGGTTTCCAATATCGTTGGCCTAGGCCACGACTTTGTCGAGACAAGAAAGACGCAAGAAGCATTTGATAATATTACAGATGATAAAGCATTAGATCGTGCACGTCGTAAGCTAAATCGTCTTCGCCAAGATCTTTATGATTGGCTAGAAGAATGCAACGAAGAAGAAACATTTACTGAAACTTTAATTAAGGCCTATACAGATGTTGAGGCAACAGGTAATGGATACCTTGAAATTGGTAGAACCTCAGCAGGTAAGATTGGATATATCGGACATATCCCAGCAAAGACAATGCGTGTGCGTCGTTTGCGTGACGGATTTATTCAATTGCTTTATGGCAAGGCTGTTTATTTCCGTAACTTCGGAGACCAAGAGACACCAAATCCGATTGATGGCGGACTAGAAAGACCAAATGAGATTATTCATTTAAAGAAGTATACGCCAACAAATAACTATTACGGTATTCCAGACATTATTGCATCGCAGAATGCTATGGCAGGAAACGAATTTGCTGGTAAGTACAACCTTGACTACTTTGAGAACAAGGCGGTCCCAAGATATATTATTACCGTAAAGGGTGCTAAGCTATCTACAGAGTCAGAGCGGAAGCTCCTAGAATTCTTCCAGGTTGGACTAAGAGGAAAGAATCATAGATCTCTATATATTCCACTTCCACCAGATTCACCAGACTCAAAGGTTGAATTTAAGATGGAGCCAATTGAGGCAGGAACTCAAGAATCTTCATTTAATGTGTATCGTAAATCTAATAGAGATGAAATTCTATTATCTCACCGTGTACCAATTAATAAGATTGGAACTCCAGAAGGAGTTAACTTGGCGGTGGCAAGAGATGCCGATAAGACATTCAGAGAGCAAGTATGCCGTCCAGCTCAAATGAATTTAGAAAAGAAGTTAAATAAAATTATTCAGGAAATGACAGACGCCCTACTTCTTAAATTCAATGAGTTGACCTTGACCGATGAAGATACTCAGTCTAAAATCGATGAAAGATATTTGAGAATGCAGGTAGTTACCCCTAATGAAATTAGAATTAGAATGGGCATGGTTCCACTAGATGGTGGAGATAAGGTTGTAGAATTAAAGCCACAGGCCCAGGCAGAGGTTAGGGCACAGGCTGGTAAAACTAGAACTAGAGATTCCGAAAGGTCTGCAAATTCACCAGATATTTCTGGGGAAGGCAGAAATGCTCAGGGCGACGGAAGGCAAGTTGACTAGCCCTACTCAACCATTATTTGCGTTATAGTGAATAACGCTATAAAATTAAGCATATGAATATTGAAAAATCTTTGTGGTCTTCACATGGCGATAACATCAGTTTATCTGTGCCATTCACTAAAGTCAATCGTGAAAAGCGCACCGTCTCTGGTTTTGCTACACTCGATAACTTAGATCAAACAGGCGACGTTGTTTCAGCAGAAGCAAGCCTTAAAGCATTTGAGAACTTCCGTGGAAACATCCGTGAGATGCATGGATCAAATGCAGTTGGTAAAATGGTTTCATTTAGACCAGAAACATTTTATGATCCAGCAACAAAAGAATTTTACAATGGCGTTTATGTAGATGCATACATCTCAAAAGGCGCACAGGATACCTGGGAGAAAGTTCTTGATGGAACTCTAGCAGGTTTCTCAATTGGCGGAAAAATTATTGATTCAGAAAATGAAGTTAATAAGTCAACTGGTAAAGCAGTTCGCTTCATTAAAGAATATGCATTGATGGAGTTGTCAGTAGTTGATTCTCCAGCAAACGAGCTATGCAACATCTTGTCTGTTCAGAAGATGAACGGTCAGCTAGTATTTAAAGGAATGGCAACAGAAGTTGTAGCAGAAAATATTTTTTACTGTGCAGACAGTGATTCAGTATTTGTATCAACAG